TATTACTATAATTATCTTTTTGGAGATGATGGATCTCCTGTTACTACAGCTTCATTTAATCCTGATGGGACTATAACTACTGATACTGCTTATACTCCAAATGCTTATAATTATTTATGTAATACTTTACTAGCTAATAGATATTTCCCTACAGGTTCAAATGATAAAATAGCAATCTTATCTATCCCATCTAATATATTTGGAGAATATATCAAACCAGGAACATTTTCTTTATCTTATGAAAGTGGATCAATTACAGATGATGGTGAAGGTGCTTTAATTAGAAACTCAGAAAAAGTAGGAGATATCATTTATGAACATGGTATGATCATATTTACAAATGACGGTACTCCTGCTGGAAATGGGTATGGGTATATAAATTATGGATCTGCAATTTATGGGTTAAATGATGCTAATTTTATAAATGATATAGTAACTTCTCAAAACTTATCTTGTTCATTCGAAAGCACTATTACAATATATGAATCTCAATATAGATGTAACATAAGAGAAAACGAATTTAATTTCTCACAAAACCCAACTCTAATCTCAGGAAGCACAAATAGTGGAATTATATATGATTATGCTACTGGTTCTTATTTTAACCCATTTGTAACTACAGTAGGTTTATATAATAATAATTATGATTTAATAGCAGTAGCTAAACTATCCCAACCCCTCCCATTATCTGCTGTAACAGATATGAATATATTAGTTAATTTAGATTTATAAATTTTATGTCAAATTGGTTATACAAAGATAAAAGGATAGAATCCTTAGAAGATTTCCCTGAAGGAACATACGGTTTTATTTATATTTCAGTACATGAACCATCTGGTAAATCATATTTAGGTAAAAAATCTTTATATCATAATGTAAAGAAAAAACTCACTAAAAAAGAACTAGCTGAACAACCCGTAACTAGAGGTAGAAAATCATTGACAACAGTTATTCAAAAAGAATCTGATTGGAAAACATATTATGGTTCTGCTAAACCTATAGTTGAACTTATAAAACAAGGTAGACAAAATGATTTTTTTAGAAGAATTTTATGTTTAGCCCCAAGTAAGAAAATGTTAACTTATCTTGAATGTAAGTATTTGTTTCAATATGAAGTTTTAGAAAAACCAGATGAATGGATTAATGATAATATTTTAGGCAAATTTTATTCAAAAGACTTTGTTTCTGTAGATTAAGTTCATACATTTAAAATATGGTAAATGAACTTTTAGTCAATTTAGTTAATTCTAAATTAGGAGCAGGTAAACGTACCGCTAGAGGTAATCAAGCGTATACTTGTCCATTTTGCCACCACCACAAACCAAAATTAGAAATTAATTTTACTGAAAATAAAGAAGGGCATAACCCTTGGCAATGTTGGGTGTGTGGTAAAAGAGGTAAAACTATAAAAAGTTTATTTAAACAAATCCAAGTAGATGCTAGTTATTTTCAAGAGTTAGGTAAACTAGTTAAAAACGTTACTGTTGAAGATATAGGAGAAGTAAAACATTCCCTTTTAGAATTACCTAAAGAATTTAAAACTTTTACCCAAAATTCAGACATAGCAGCTAGACATGCTGTTTCTTATCTTAAAAAACGTAATGTATCTAAAGCCGATATTTTAAAGTATAATATTGGATATTGTGATTCTGGGCAGTATTCTAAAATGATAGTTATCCCATCGTATGATGCTACTGGCAGATTAAATTATTTTACCGCGAGATCATTTGAAAAAGACCCTTATGTCAAATACCGCAATCCGGAAGTGTCACGCGATATAATCGCGTTTGAATTATTTGTTAATTGGGATTTACCTATAATATTGTGTGAAGGCCCATTTGACGCTTTAGCTATAAAACGAAATGTTATACCATTATTTGGTAAAAATATACAACCTAGTTTAATGAAAAAACTAGTAGAATCAAAAGTACAAAAAATATACATTGCATTAGATAATGATGCTATTAAACAAGCCCTTGGATTTTGTGAACAACTTTTAGATATTGGGAAGGAAGTATATTTAGTAGAACTTAAAGGGAAAGACCCAAGTGAAATGGGATTTGAACATTTTACAAAATTAATCCAAAATACAACTCCACTTACACAATATAAGTTGATGGAGAAAAAATTATCCTTGATATGAAAAAAAGGAACATTAAAAAATCTTACGATAGAATTTTAGAAATTTCAGAAGACGCTCAACAAATAACCTTACCAGATTCTAGATATTACAGAAGAAATGGAAAATATTACCCATCCGTTACTTATGTTTTATCATATTATCCTAAAGGTAAATTTTTTGAAAACTGGCTTAAACAAGTTGGTTTTTCAGCTGACTACATTGTTAAAAAAGCAGCTGAAGAAGGTACCCAAGTACATGAACTGTGTGAAGCTTATTTAAATGGTGAAGATTTAAATTTTTTAGATGCTTATGGACGCCCTCAACATAACCCAGATGTATGGCAAATGTTTTTACGTTTTGTTGAATTTTGGGAAACATTTAAACCTACTTTAATTGAAACTGAAGTCCATTTATTTTCAGATATATTAAAAATAGCAGGTACTTGTGATTTGATTGTTGAAATTAATGGTGAAATTTGGTTGTTAGATTTAAAAACTTCTAACCAACTTCAAACAGTATATGAATTACAAACCTCAGTTTATGGTCAATGTTACGAAGAATGTTTTGGAAAAAAAATAGATCGTTATGGTATTTTATGGCTTAAGTCATCTAAACGTGGAACCAAAAAAGATAAAATGCAAGGTAAAGGATGGGAAGTAGTTGAATCTACTAGAACATTTGAAGAAAATATTGATATTTTTAAAACAGTTAAACGTCTATTTGATTTAGAAAACCCTACCCATTCACCTACATTTACTGAATTTAAAACATCAGTTAAGCGAGATCTATAATATGTATAAGTATGATAAGTCTAGTTCAATTGTTAAAGGAAGTCCAATCCTCCCCTAAAGCTATTTTTATGGCAGGTCCTGCTGGTGCAGGTAAAACCTTTACCTTAAATAAATTAGGAATTAAAGGATTTACAATGATAAATGTAGATGAGGACTATGAAGAACTTCTTAAAAAAGAATTAGGTAAGGAAGATTTTGCTTCTATGTCCCCTGAAGAATTGTCTACTGCTGCTAAATTAATGGGCAAAGCTAGAGTAACAACCAAAGAAAAAGAAACCCAAGCTATAGGAGCCCTCCAGAATATTATAATTGATGGTACAGGAGCTGCTTCAAAACCATTATTAAAGAAAAAACAAGAACTTGAAGATAGAGGATATAAAACATTTATGGTAATGATTTATGTTTCTCCTATGACGTCTTTAAAACGAAATGCTGAACGAGGTAGAAGTTTACCTACAATAGCAGTATTAAAAAGTTGGCAAGGTTTAGTTTCAAACATAGATTTATATAGACAAGCATTTGGTAATAACATTGTTATAGTAAACAATGATCCTGAAGATGTAGATAAATCATTTAATCCTGAACAAATTCAACAGTTGTTTCCTATGCCAAAAGGTAAACCTAAAACACCTGAGGAACTAGAAAAATCAAAAGCTGATAAAGAAAAAACAAATCAAGAAATTCAATCTTTGCTTGATATAGAACAAGAATTTGATACTTTTGATGAAGCTAAACAAAAAGTAAATCAATTTGTAAATGAATAAACTAGTTGAATCTATTATACAACCTATACTAGAAGAAACAAAACCTTCTATAGCGTTAGTACCTGGTGGTTATAAACCACCTACAGCAGGTCATTTTTATTTGGTAAGTGAAATTGCTAAACGACCTGAAGTAAATAAAGTACTTATTTTAATAGGCCATAAGGATAGAGATGGTGTAACAAAAGATGAAAGCTTAGCTATTTGGAACATTTATAAAAAATATTTACCAAATAACGTTGAAATCCAAATAGCAGATAATAACTCCCCAGTTCAAGATGTAAATTCAATTATAAAAAATAACCCTGAAAACTTTTATTTACCTGTAGTAGGTGTTAGAGGAGAGTTTGATTTAAAAGATATCAAACGATTTGATAGCATGAAAGGTAAATACGATAACTTTGAACCTATCATAATCCAAGGTGATACAGGTGTTAGTGGTACAAAAGCTAGGGCAGCTTTAATTGGACAAAACTTTGAAGATTTTCAACGTTATTTACCTGTTGAATTAACAGATAAAGAACGAGATCAAGTTTGGAGTATTTTAACAAAAACCCCTATTGAAGAGGTAATGTACGCTGAACCAAGCAAATTCAGTTACCCTACAATGTTATCTTCACTTATCCAACATATGTTAAGTAAAGGAATGAACATTCGTCCCTTACCAAAAGTACAATTTGTAGATGATGATTCTGAAAATGCTAAAAATTTCTTTGGAAAAACTGCTTATTACGACCCAACAAATAAAATAGTTGTACTTTATACAATGGATCGTCATCCAAAAGATGTAATGCGTTCATTTGCGCATGAAATGATTCATCATGAACAAAATTGTAATGGTAAATTACAAAATATTACTACTCAAAACACAAACGAAGAAGGTGATTTACCTGAAATTGAAAGAGAAGCATATGAGAAAGGTAATATGATGTTTAGAAATTGGACAGATACTATTACTGAAGGGGTATTAGGTGAAGGACGTTATGACAAAATCTCCAATTCTATATCTTCGGATATTTTTAATAAATGGAAACAAGATTTTGATCAAGGGTTACCTGAAGGAAAATATGTAAACAATTATGCCTCTAATGGATTTGAATTTAAAGTAGATGCTACGTTAAAATTTTTAGATGAAGGTGAATCTTTAAAGGTAGATGGAGGTTTAGAAGAAAATGAAAATGAAAATATAATTTATTTTGATTTTGAAGTAAATAAAAATGTTTTACCTAAAATGTGGTCTGAAATTTCTCTGAACTTAAAAGATGTAGCTCGCCACGAAATTGAACATTTAACCCAATCAGATTTAGAAAATTACCCTTTAAAATATATGGAGAATGACCAGCTTATAAGAGATCTTATAAATGCTAAACTTTTATCTCCATCTCAATATTTTAAACTTAAAAAAGAAGTAGATGCTAATTTGCAAGGAATGTATTTTAGAGCTAAAAAAGAAAAACGTCCATTTAGAGATGTTATAGATTCATACTTAGATGCTCAAGATATTACTCCTGAACAAAAAGAAGAGATTTTAAATCTTTGGAGACAAAGAGCAGAGGCATTATCTTTACCAAAATTTTAATTTAATAAAATGCCAAATTTACTAGATTTATACGAAGCAATTAAACCAAAATATCTTATATTTTGTGATATGGATGGTGTATTAGTTGACTTTGATAAAGGATATGAAGATTTAACAGAAAAATCTACTAAACACTCTGACGTACAAGACAAAAATGATTTTTGGCGTCTATTAGATAAAAGTTTAGAGGAAAAAGGATTAACAGAATACGATTATTGGGTAAACTTACCTTGGATCGAGCCTGATGGACATATACTTTGGAAATATATTAAAGAATATAAACCATATATTTTAACTGCTCCTTCATTAGATCCTGGTTCTAGACAAGGTAAACGTGAATGGGTTGCTAGAGAATTACCTGAAGCAAAAAATATATATTTTAGAAAAGCTTCAGCTAAACCTGAATTCTCAGGTAAAAATAGAATACTTATAGATGATAGAAAAGATACAACTGAAGCATGGACTGCTGCTGGAGGAATTGGCATCCATCATACCTCAGCCGCTGATACTATTGAAAAACTAGAAAAATATGTCGGATAACGTTTTAAAAAAACAATTCCAAAAACGAGATGTAGAACGTCTTCGTAACCTAGTTAAAGGTAAATATGGTGATAGAACTACAATGGGAATTGGTTATAATGGTGAAGAAATAGGTGACCATAAAGAAGGTGATGTTTGGGAAGAAAAAGGTAGAACTTGGACTATTCGAGATGGTATAAAAGAAAATGTTACTAAACTAGATAAATTTAAAAAAGCTGCTGTTCCTTTATTTTGTCCAAATTGTAAACAAGTAATGGATAAGCAATTAGATTCATTTTATTTTAAATCGTACGGTGAATGTTTAGATTGTAGAACAGTTACTGAAACCCAAATGAAAATAAAAGGTGAATGGGAAGATTATACTAACCAAACATTTAATGCTGAAATAGATCAACAAATACAAGAATATAAAAGTTATTTTGAAAGTATTCTTTCTGAAGGGAATCAAGGTTACGTCTCAGAAAATGGTGAAGTGCAAAAATGGGTTGGAGGTATCAATAAAGAACGAGCCCAAGAATCACTAGATGAAGTAATCAAATATTTAGAAAGCCTTAAAAAATGATGGAAACTTTAACTGTAATTACAACAATAACCGTAGCATTAATCACAGCTGTTATTGGACCTGTTGTAGTTAATTGGGTAAAATTAAAAATGGAAAAAAAAGATCCATCTACTCC